TCTTCCAATATCTACCCGATGCAGTCCAAGTCGATGCCGGACTCACCCTTTACCGCCCGACCAGTCACAGATAGTCCTGACTAGTGGCGACTCGTAAACAGCCGCTGCGAGGGGCGATCAAAGCAAGGCTTCACAGTCCACTTCTCAAGGGCAAAACTAGGGCAGATGAGATTGCTAAGCTCGCAGATGATCTAGGGACTCCGCTTATGCCATGGCAACGCTGGGTCTTAGACGACATGATGCGCGTAGATGCTAAAGGCAACTACATTCGCAAGACATCGCTGTTATTGGTAGCTCGACAGAATGGCAAGTCCCATCTAGGACGTATGCGCGTCATTTGGGGTCTGTTTTACGGAGGCGAGATGAAGCATTTGATCATGTCATCTAACCGAGCCACGGCGCTTATGACCTTTCGTGAGATTGCATGGATCATCGAGAACGCACCTCAACTCAAGGCAGGCACGAAGGCGATCCGATATGCCAACGGCGGAGAGCGCATCGAGCTTCTCAATGGTGCAACGCTCGACCTCGTATCTGACACCCGAGACTCATCTCGTGGACGCACCGCCGATTTCTTATGGATAGATGAGGTTCGAGAGATCAGTAAGGATGGATACACGGCTGCAATCCCAACCACTCGCGCTAGACCTAATTCACAAACCTTTCTAACTAGCAATGCTGGCGATGCCTTCTCAGAAACACTTAACAATCTCAGAGAACGCGCTCTATCTGCACCGCCTAAGTCATTTGGATTCTACGAATACTCAGCGCCACAGTATTGCAAGATTACAGATCGCAACGGATGGGCATTTGCCAATCCTGCACTCGGTCACACTATAACGGAGGAATCACTTGAAGAAGCTGTCGCTACTAATAAGATTGAAGACACTAGAACTGAGCTTCTATGTCAATGGATTGACTCTCTACAAAGTCCGTGGCCTCATGGCGTACTTGAGGCGACAAGCGATGCCACGCTCTCGATTCCAGCTGGTGGCTATACAATCTTTGGCTTCGATGTATCTCCATCTCGCCGCAATGCGAGCCTCGTTGCTGGTCAGATTATGGGTGACGGGCGAATCGGAGTGGGAATTCTGCAGACGTGGGAAAGCCAAGTCTCAGTCGATGACCTAAAGATCGCAGCTGACATCAAAGGATGGGCTGATCAGTACCGGCCGAAGATGATCTGTTATGACAAATACACAACGCAATCAATTAGCGAACGCCTTGCCAATGCTGGACAGATTACGACCGACGTCTCAGGACAGCAGTTTTATCAGGCTTGCTCTGACCTTCTCGATGGTCTAGTTCACGGCAGAGTCGTCCATAACGGCCAAGCCGAACTCATTCAACAGATGAATAATTGCGCGGCTAAGGTAAATGATTCGTCATGGCGTATCGTTAAGCGTAAGAGTGCTGGCGATGTATCTGCTCCGATATCTCTCGCCATGGTAGTTTCAATGCTAATGAAACCTCAACAGATCGCAGCTATTTACACGGAGTAGTGTATAATTGCGACCTATGGGTCTATTCGATCGTAAGCCAAAAGTTGTAGAGGCTCAACGTGCGCCGCAGATTATGGGCGACAGCATCAATGCGATCTACAATTTTACTTTCCCCGTTATCTCGCGCCGTGACGCTATGAGCGTTCCAGCTCTAAAGCGATGCCGCGATCTACTCTGCACAGTCGGTACTATCCCGCTTGAGTATAAGAAAAAGGCTACAGGCGAAGAGATCGCCGCGCCTCGTTGGGTGCATCAACTGTCAAAGTCACAGCCTCAATTCGTCACTCTTTCATGGCTAGTAGATAGCCTTCTATTTTATGGTCAAGCATTCCTAGAGATTACCGAAGTTTATTCCGAAGACGGGCGAGGCGCGTCCTTTGAGTGGGTCTCTAACACTCGAGTCACTTTTGATTTAGATATACATAACACTTTCGTCACTCAGTACTACGTCGATGGATCACCCCGGCCAATGTCAGGACTTGGTTCACTTGTTACATTCCAGGCGTTCAATGAGGGAATTCTAAACACAGGATCTCGCACAATTCAGAGTGCAATCGATGTACAAAAGGCCGCCGCTATTGCAGCGGGAACGCCAATGGCTACAGGTTACATTCGTAACTCTGGCGCTGATCTACCACCTGCCGAAGTACAGGGATTACTAGCCGCATGGAAAGCAGCGCGTCAAAATAGATCGACCGCTTATTTAACTTCTACCCTGCAATACGAGGCTGTCGGATTTAGCCCTAAAGACATGATGTACAACGAAGCGATTCAGAATCTTGCAACCGAGATAAGCCGTCTATGCGGAGTGCCTAGCTACTACCTTTCAGCCGATCAAAATACATCGATGACTTACGCAAACATTCTCGATGAGCGTAAGCAACTCGTGGCCTTAGCGTTCCAGCCGTACATTTCTGCAATCGAAACACGCTTAAGCATGGACGATATATCTACGGCTGGGCACTATGTAAAGTTCGATCTTGATGCTTCGTTCTTGCGTGTAGAGCCTATGGAAAGACTTCTCGTACTTGAGAAGATGTTATCTCTAGGACTTATCAGCACAGAGCAAGCGATGGAGATGGAAGATTTAACACCTAACGGAAGTGATGACTAATGGAAACTCTATACATTGAAGCATCTTCAATCGAGTGCAGCGAAGACCGCCGCGAGATTTCGGGAAAGATTGTGCCATTAGGCACAGGCGAGATCGGTCAGACTAATCTTGGCGCTTATACTTTTGAGGCTGGTTCTATTGAGATTGAAGATGTTAAAGCCATAAAATTATTCAGTCAGCATGACATGAAGAAGCCAATCGGAAAAATGATCAGCGCAGAAACACGCGACGGCATTGGAATTTTTGCTACCTTTAAGTTAAGTCGCAGCACAGCCGGAAGCGATGCTCTCGTCATGGCACAAGAAGGTCTTGTATCTGGACTTTCGATCGGTGCAGAAATTATTTCATCAAAGCCATCACGCGATGGCCACACAGTCGTTACAGCGGCTAAATTAAAAGAAGTTTCTCTAGTAACTGAGCCAGCATTTAAGTCGGCTCAAGTATTAGAGATCGCAGCGGAAGAAGCGCCAGCCGAAGCCGTAGAAGAAACCCTACCTACAGAAAGCGAGACAGTCGTGGAAGACACAACAGTCGAAGCAACACCAGTAGAGGCTGCGGCTGTAGAAGCTGCTCGTCCTACTGTACAAGCGATGGTATATTCAACACCTCGCATTGAAGTTACAAAGCGTAACTACCTTGAAAACACATTGAAGGCTAACCTCTTTGGTGATGATGATTCTCGTCAATGGCTTCGCGCTGCTGACAACGATCAGACAACAGGTGCAGGATTTATTCCAACACCACAAAGCACACAGCTACTTAACTTCCTTTCTAACGCAGATCGCCCGATGATCGACTCGATCTCACGCGGCACAATGCCAGAGTTTGGAAAAACATTCGAGTTGCCAAAGATTACTGAAGTGCCTCTAGTTGATCAAATTGACGAAAATGCTGCAGTCACAGACTCACAACTTGAAGCGTCATACATCACAGTTACAAAGAAGTCATTTAAGGGTCGTGCAATTACTACTCTTGAATTGCTCACAAATTCAACACCTGCATTTCTTGACGAACTTCTAGTCCAGATGGAATATGCTTACGCAGCAGAGACTGAAGATTATGTAACTAAGGCAATTCAAGCTGCTGGAACACTTAACGCAACAGCACAGGCTAACTCAGCAACAGGCTTGCTAAGTTATGTTTCAAGTGCAGCTGCTGCTGTTTATTCAGCATCACTTGGATTTGGTCGCAACATGGTTGTAACACCAGAACAATGGGCTAACATAATGTCATACAACGATGCTGGTCGCCCAATTTATATTGCCGCGAATCCACAAAATGCTGGTGGCGCACTTTCACCTACTTCACTTCGCGGAAATGTCGCCGGTCTTGACCTTCGAGTATCTCGCTACATGAAGGGTTCTGGCGGAGTTGGAACAGCCGATTATTCAATGGCAGTTATCAACCCAGATGCTTACACATGGTATGAGGGCGCTCGTCAGCAACTTCGTACTAACATCAACTCAGACGGAACTGTAGACATTCTACTATTCGGTCAGGGTGCGATCGCCACTAAGTTAGCGGCGGGCGCAAACTGGTTTAACCTAACCTGATAGAAACACCCTAAGTCGCTCGGAGGGTAGTGCCCTTCTACCCTCCGAGTCTTTAGAAAGGATAAGAGCATGGCATTGACAACAGTCGCAGAGCTTCGCACCGCCCTTGGCGTTGGCACTCTCTATACTGATGCAGTCTTGCAGCAAGTCTGCGATGCCGCAGATAACGTACTCTTGCCTTTTCTATGGAAGAATCAGCAATACATAATTGCTCACGGCAATACGGGCACAGTAGGAACACTTTATTTTGATCAGGACATTACCAACGTATTTTATGTTGGCCAACAAGTTACAATTTCTGGTGCAGGTAACCGATATAATGGCACTAAGACAATTACGGCTGTCAGCGAGTATTCATTTAACGTAACTACAGCTCACACTAGCGACAATCCACGTCACACAGTCGAGCCTTATGGCATAGCCGCGGTCGAAACATATACCGATTATGCAACCATTCCGGCAATTCAAGAATGTGCCTTGATGATAAGCATCGACATTTGGCAGTCTCGCCAAGCGCCATCAAGCGGTGGAGTCACCATCGATGGCTATCAGCCTTCACCTTACAGAATGGGCAACACACTCCTAGCACGCGTTCGTGGATTGCTTGCGCCTTATCTTGATCCGAGATCGATGGTGGGCTAATGGCCGCCATATCAACACTTCGAGCAGGAATAGCAACAGCCCTAGTGGATAACACTAAATGGTCTGTCTTTAGCTTTCCACCTCCGACACCCATCGCAAACAGCTGTGTGATCGCACCCAGCGACCCATATATTTCGCCGTCTAACGGATGGCACGCTTCTATCTCACCAATGGCTAACTTCACAATCTCAGTCATGGTGCCGTTGCTCGATAATGAGGGCAACTTAAACGGAATTGAGGACAATGTAGTCAGAGTATTCAATCTACTCGCTGCATCCTCATACACCTACAACGTTACAGAGGTATCGGCTCCGGCTGTCCTCAGTGCCGTTTCAGGTGATCTACTTACATGTAATATCAATATCTCAGTCCTAACGAGTTGGAGCTAAAATGTCCGAGTGGGAAAAAGAGCAAGAAGCCTTCCTGATCAAGATCGGGCAGGTAGCACCATCAACACCTAAGCCAGCACCTACCAAGAAAGACGAGGAATAATCTCATGGCTGTATTTCTAAACAACAAGGTCGGCGTGAAGATTAATTCTGTCGATCTTTCTGATCATGTCACCGCTGTAACACTAAACCGCAATTTTGATGAGCTTGAAGTAACAGCAATGGGCGATGGCGGACATAAGTTCGTTAAAGGCCTTGAGGCATCATCTGTCACAATCGATTTCCTTAACGACACCGCATCTGCAAACGTACTTGCTACTTTGCAAGCTGCATGGGGAACAAACGTCACAGTAGTTCTTCTACAGGAAAAGGGAACCGCTGTATCAGCGACCAACCCTCTTTACACAATGACCTGCCTTATCAACAACACCACAGACATCAACGGAAGTGTCGCTGACCTAAGTGTACAGAGCCTTTCCTTTAACGTCTCTGGTACTATCGCAGTTACGCCAACAGGCACATTCTAAGAAACTAAACAAAGGGGCACATCATGGCAAAGTTAATAGGCACAATGACAGACGGATCGGTACATCATATCGAGATTACACCTCGACTAGAAGTGTGGTTCGAGTTATATGCTAAAAAGGGATTTCACAAAGCGTTTCGCGATGATGAAAAGCAGTCAGATGTTTATGCAATTTTCCATGAAGGCCTTCGACTAAGTGGAGTCACAGTCAAGCCATTCGGTCCTGATTTTCTTGACACTCTCAAAAGTGTTGAGATTGCAGAGTCAGACCCTTTGGCCTAGGCAGGGATAGCCTCCACTATCTCATAGCTCGATTGAGCATTGAGACGGCTATCCCTCCACAATCTTTAATAGACCTAGATCCAATAATGCTTCAGATGATACTGAAAGCGTTAAAGGACAGAGCAAAGGAGCAGAGCGATGCCTACAGAGCTAAAAGGCGCTAAGGCGCTTCGTAAAGCTCTAAGGCAATTCTCGCCTGATCTAGATAAAGAAACACGCGATCAGATGGTTGGATTCTTAAAGCCATTGGTAAGCAAGGCTAAGGGGTTTCTGCCTTCTAATGATGACATGCCTTCCGGCTTCGTCAAGCACGACGTAAAGACGGCTACCTTTCCAATGTATGACGCAAGCGATGCAAAGCGTGGCGTGGGCTATAAATTGACACCTACTAAAGCCAACCGCAAGGGCTGGTCATCGATCGTGTCTGTACACAATAAAAGAGGCGCGGCAGTTATCTACGAATGGTCAGGGCGTATCAAAGGCAATACTGGCAATTTTATTCCACGCCTGCCCGGCACAATGGTTGGAAGTGGCAAAATGTCAGGCCGAGCTTTATTTAAGGCTTACGATCAAGATCAAGGCAAGGCTAAGGCCGGAGTCATCAAGGCGCTAGAAAAAGCAGCCGCTAAGTTTAACGCGAAAGGTATCTAATGGCCGAAGCACGGATTGGGATTATCGCTGAATTCTTAGGCAAGAAGGCCTTCAAGGATGCTGACACAGCGACCAGCAAGCTAGACAAAAGTGTAAAGAAACTAGCTGGAGCACTTGCCGCCGCTTTTAGCGTTCAGAAAATTACACAATTTAGTAAAACTGCCGTCAAGGCATTTATGGAAGACGAAAAAGCAGCCAATCGATTAGCTAAGTCGGTGGAGAATCTTGGTTTAGCTTTTGCGACTCCGCACATTGAAAACTTTATTAGTCAGATGGCAAGCGCCTCAGGCGTTACAGATGATCAACTTCGACCAGCAATGCAAAGACTATTGCAGACAACTGGGTCACTTACCAAATCTACAGCTTTAATGACTCAAGCCCTAGACATCTCTCGTGGATCAGGCGTCGATTATGAGACTGTAGTTAATGACCTTACCATGGCCTACGTTGGTCAAACTCGTGGCCTTCGCAAATACTCTTTAGGCCTGTCTCAGGCTGAACTTAAAGCAATGAGTTTTACAGATGTTCAGAAAAAACTGACGACTCAATTTTCTGGAGCCAACGCGGCATATCTTGAAACCTATGCAGGAAAGATGGGCATTCTTGCCAATGCCGCAAGCGAATCAACTGAGATCATTGGCAAAGGTTTAGTCGATTCTTTAACTATGCTAGCTGGAGAAGGTAACACAGTTCAGCCATTAGCAGATTCTATGCAAGATTTAGCGCAAGGCACTTCCGATGTCATTGTGGGCTTGGCGGATATAGCGTCAGGTCTAAAAAATCTAGGTGGGCTTGGAAACCTTAAAGGACCTAGAGGTGGCAAGTTAAGCGAAGCCTTGACTCCAAATTTGGATATGATTCCTTTGCTTGGGCCGATCCTTAATACACTCAGACGAAGAGGTCAAGCCATCAATAAGGCCGGAATGGGTGGCTATCCTAGTTCTGCTCTTGGCCCCGGCTACATTGATCCTAGTGCTGCTAAACAAAAAAAGGCTGACGCGGATGAAGTAAAGCGATCCAAAACTTTGGCATCATTGCAAAAGAAAACACTCGACACACAGAAGAAACAGAACGCCCTGACTAAGGCGTCAAAGGTTTTAGACTTAGATCGCATTAGCGTCACAGCCGCGCTTCGTGGACAGATCAGCGAAACCGATCGATTGTCCCTTAACCTTCAATTAGCCTTGCTTGATAAGAATGAGTCAGCTGCGCTCAAGTTATCTGGAGAATTAGAAGCGGCAGTCAAGCGCCACAAAGAACTTAGTGCCGCGCTATTGGCAACTCCCGAAGCGCCTAACCCTTATCGTAATTGGAAGCCACCCGGATTCGTCGGCCCGGTAATGCCGGAAGGCGTCACACCGCCTATAAAGAATCCCATGGGAATTCCTTATGAAGAACTTGTCCCTGATTTTAATGTGCCTGATTACGTTAAACAGGGTGCAGGTATCACCGGAAGATCAGCCCCCGACTATTTAGGCTTAGGGGCTATCGGCGCTGGGGCAACCGCTGACACAATTCTGAACGTAGTAGTTAATGTCGATGGCGATCCTGTCGCTAATGCAATCACTAGCGCTCAAGTCAATCAGTCTCTCTCAGGTACTTTCAGCGACGTGAGCCGTTACAACGGCCGTGGGGCACCTTCAATCAAATGAGCCTACCTGCCACGATCTCGGTCTCATTCGACTTTAGCCAAGGGGCGACCTTCGGCTATCCGTTCACTATTGGCGATCCTATCAACGGCGTCATAGGCGTATCTCAGTTCGCTGCAACGGAAGTCCCTGATCCTGTAGTCGATCTGAGTAGCACTACTCGATCAATCAAGATTCAGCGCGGTCGCAATATCATGCGCGACACCTATGAGACGGGCACATGTACTGTCCGAGTAATCGATGAGACTGGCGCCTTCAATCCTCAGAATACATCTTCACCTTATTTTGGCTACTTGACTCCACTACGCAAAGTCCGAGTCGCAGCTACTACTTCAACCACTCAGCACTTCTTATTTTCAGGTTATGTAGATTCTTACAAATACTCTTTCCCAACTGGTCAAGAATTAGGCTATGTGGACATCGTATGCTCGGATGCCTTTAGACTCTTTCAGATGGCTAACATATCAAGTGTGACGGGCGCCACAGCGGGTCAGACTACTGGCACACGCATCACAAAGATTCTCGATCAAGTCTCATTCCCTACATCGATGAGAATTACAGACACAGGCTCGACAACAGTTCAAGCCGATCCTGCTACAGCTCGCACATCCTTGCAAGCTCTCAAGGCGGCAGAATTCGCAGAGCAAGGCGCATTCTTTATCCGTACCGATGGGACGGCAGAATTTAAGGATCGCAACGATGTCGTGGGCTCTCTAGCGGCTACACCGATTGAGTTCAATCAGACTACTGGAATCCCATATTCAGACCTTCGTTACGCGTTCGATGACAAATTGATTATCAATCAAGCCAGCATGACACGCCTAGGTGGGTCGGCTCAAGTGGTTGCCAATGTTGATTCGTCGGCTAAGTACTTTCCTCATGGCACTACTCTGACAGAGATGATCCCTGAGACAGATGCTCAAGTCTTAGACATTGCTCGAATCTATGTCGCCACGCGAGCCCAAACCGATATCAGAATCGATGCGATGACAGTCGATCTATTAGACACGGCAGTCCCTACAGACACAATGATCGCCCTTGATTACTTTGATAATCTAGAGATCACCAATGTGCAGGAGAACGGATCAACAATAGTCAAGACCTTGCAAGTGCAGGGTCTAGCATGGGATATCACACCGAACTCTATGAGGTGCACGGTCACCACGCTTGAGCCGATTGTGGAAGGTTTCATCATCGGGAGCAGTACTTACGGTATAATCGGACAATCCATTATGGGATACTAGGAGAAAACAATGGCAACAGGCTTTCCAGCGACAACAGGCGACATCTTTACGGCTGCCGACTATAACGGCCTAGTAACTTTCGAGGTCAAGGCAGATCAGACAGGCGACTATACGCTGACTGTCGCCGACTCCTATCAAGTCCTAGTCCCTATGAACAAGGCAACAGCGATCGCCTTGAAGATCCCTACCAATGCAACAGCGGCTATCCCTGTCGGCTCATGCATCACTATTCTTAATGAAGGGGTGGGAGTCTGTACCATCTCGGCCGTTACATCTGGCACGACTACAGTTCTTTCAGCTGGTTCAGTCGCAGCTGCACCGACACTCGGACAATATAAGTCGGCGGCTTGCATAAAGACTGGCACAGATACTTGGTACATCGTCGGAGCCATTGGGTAATGCTCAACAATATCGTAGGGCTTTTAGGTGATGGCAAGCGTCAATTTAGCGTCGATTATTTAGTACTTGCCGGAGGCGGTGGAGGTTTTATTGGTCAGGTTTCCGATGAGTATGGCGGCGGTGGCGGTGCAGGTGGCCTTCGATGTACTGTCACGGCAACCGGCGGTGGCGGTGCACTTGAAAGCGCATTAAGTGTTTCTACATCAACTTCATATTCTTTAACAGTAGGCGCAGGCGGAGCGAGCGGAGCTTCGGGCGGTAACTCTATTTTCGCATCTATAACATCAACCGGCGGTGGTTTTGGTAACGGAATTGCAGGTGGTAGTGGCGGTGGATCGCGTTCGATTTCTGGAACAGGCGCAGGCGGCGCAGCAAGCCCGAGCGGCCAAGGTTTTGCAGGCGGTTCTGGTACAGTCATTTTTGGTGTAGCTTCCGCAGCAGGCGGAGGCGGTGGCGCCGGTGCCGTTGGAGTCAATGGCAACGCAGGAAGTGGATTCGGCGTTGCTGGTAATGGCGGCGCAGGTGTTGCAAGTTCTATAACTGGATCATCAGTTACACGCGGCGGCGGAGGCGGTGGCGCCGGTG